ATCAGCGCTACATGGGCGGGTTTGCTGACGTCATGACCGGCACGGGCAATGTAACTATCACTATTAACGGTGTGGCTGTCACTGTGCCCGCGCAAAAGTCTCTCGCCCAGAAAGATGCTTCAGGTGGCGTTCCTGTTAATCAGGGCGGCACCGGGTCGACAACAGCTGCCGGTGCTCGCAATAACTTGGGCATCAGCGACAACCAGCTCAACTCTGTCAACGGTAAATCAGGTGGTGCTATCGCTGGCGATACATCTATTGAGGGCGGGAACCTGAACCTGCGGGCATCGACTCCTGGAGGCGGCTGGCCATTTCTCATCAATTTTCAGGCCGGGCAGGGTAATAACCTGACGTACGCACGCCTGTATCAGGAGCGTTCCGGCGATATGACGATTGCGACGGCGGTGAATGCTTCACCGAAATATTTTCTGTTCACCAGCCAGGGATCTTTTAGCACCAGCGGCAACATCAGCTGCTCCTCGCTCACTCAGACGTCCGATGCTGATAAAAAGGACCGTATCGAAACAATAGCTGACGCCCGAGGGAAGGTCCGGCTGCTGCGCGGGGTGACCTACCTTTTAAAAGAGTCGCAAATGCCATCAGCTGGCGTCATCGCGCAAGAGCTCCTTGACGTGCTGCCGGAGGCGGTGAGTTCCGTTTTTGACGATCACGATGAATATGAAGAGGTCGAAATTGATGTAGATGTTGAAAAAGTCGGCGATGACGGCGAGTCGGTTACAGTTACTGAGAGGCAGGTGATTACCCGCTTGAAAAGGGCACGCGAGGAGAGCAAACGCAGTTATACCGTGGACTATTCGGCTGTTACCGGGCTTGTTCTGCAAACCGCCGTAGAGCTGGATCAGGCTGTAACCGCGCTGGAGAAAAACCAGCGCAATATGACTGCGTTTCTGCAAACCCTCGGGTACAACCCTGACACCGACTATACAGAGCCTGAACAAGAACCCGAAAATCAAGAGGCCGCGCCGTATTGCATTCGTTACCGCCCCAATCTACTGTATATATAAACAGTATTTTACAAAGGAGGTAACCAAAATGCATTTACAGCGCTTAATTTTCCCTGAACATCAGATCAAGATCCCTATTTACGGGGACACAATATCCGCCGGTTTTCCCAGCCCGGCGGCTGACTATATAGAGTCAGGAATCGATCTCATTTCACAACTAATCCCGCATCCTTCCTCGACATATACGCTCCGCGTGTCGGGCGACTCTATGATTAATGCCGGGATCACCGACGGTTCCTATCTCCTCGTTGATTTCAGCATTCACCCTCAGCACGGCGATATTGTTGTCGCGAACATCGCCGGGGAGTTCACGGTCAAAAGACTGGTGACTCACCCGGTGGCCCAGCTGGTGGCCGAAAATCCCGCTTACCCACCCATCAAAATTTATGACGCCGACGGTTTAGAAATTGTCGGCGTTGTCATTTCTGTTATCACCACTTTACGTCGTAACCATGTTTGCCCTCGTTGACATGAACTCGTTTTACGCGAGCTGCGAGACCGCGTTTCGTCCGGATCTGGTTGGCCGGCCGATTGTCGTCCTTTCTAATAATGACGGCTGCGTTATTGCCCGCAGTGCTGAGGCTAAACGTCTGGGCATTAAAATGGGCGTGCCCTGGTTCCAGCTTAAGGCCGTGCGATTTCCTGAGCCGGTGATCGCGTTCTCCAGCAACTATGAGCTGTACGGCGATATGTCGCATCGCGTCATGACCACGCTTGAGGAAATGTGCCCGCGCGTGGAGGTGTACTCTATCGATGAGGCGTTTTGCGATCTGACTGGCGTACGTAACTGCCGGGACCTGGCCGATTTTGGCCGGGAGATCCGTGACACGATACGGCGCTACACGCGTATCTGGTGCGGCGTCGGTATAGCCCAGACCAAGACGCTGGCCAAACTTGCTAATCGGGCAGCGAAGCAATGGCCGCAGACGGGCGGTGTGGTTGACCTGTCGAACGTGGAGCGCCAGCGGCGACTGATGGCATTGATGCCCGTTGACGAAGTCTGGGGCGTCGGCGGGCGCATCGCGAAAAAGCTGCAGTCCATGGGGATCGAGAATGCACTGCAGCTGGCGGACAGCGACATCAGGTTTATCCGGAAGCACTTCAGCGTCGTGCTCGAGCGAACGGTGCGGGAGCTGCGCGGTGAATCCTGCCTCGAGCTGGAGGAGTTCGCGCCGCTTAAACAGGAGATCGTCTGCAGCCGCAGCTTCGGAGAACGCATCACCGATTACGACGAGATGCGCCAGGCGATCTGCAGCTACGCGGCGCGGGCGGCGGAGAAGCTGCGCGGCGAGCACCAGTTCTGCCGTTATATCTCCACGTTTGTGAAAACGTCGCCTCACTCCGGCGAGCCGTATTACGGAAACAGTGCCGCCACGCGACTGATGACGCCCACGCAGGACACGCGCGACATTATTGCTTCGGCCACACGCTGTCTAGATGCAGTATGGCGGGACGGCCACCGTTATCAGAAGGCGGGGATCATGCTCGGCGATTTTTACAGCCAGGGCGTTGCACAGCTTAACCTCTTTGACGATAACGCGCCCCGGGCGGACAGCGATGCACTGATGGCCTTGATGGATAAGCTCAACAGGCAGGGAAGGGGAACGCTATATTTTGCCGGGCAGGGGAGCCAGCAAGCCTGGCAGATGAAGCGTGAAATGCTCTCGCCGCGTTATACGACGCGGTGGTCAGATCTGCCGATTGCCCGGGCTAACTGACTAGGTGCGGAACAATCCATCATGCAAGCCAAATAGCTCACTCAGGCCCTGTTTAAGCAGGGCCAACGGTAACCATGAGCGAAAAGCGGACGTTTTCATTTTTCATTACCGTTAGGTTGTAGGACTAACATATGATAGATCTTTGGGGTACAGGTCAACAACTGTAAGCCTCAGATTGAACTAGATAAACCCCGATCAACTTATTATTGGAGTAAGAAATAATATGGAATACAAAATAGACGACATAGCAGCCCTTTTAAGTGGTGTTCATGTAATAAGTAATAATGAAGATGGTGATGGTTGGTTTTTCTCTCAAGATTTAACTACGGACTACGTTCCAGCCAGGCTTTCGTTGAATGAAAAGCTGGCTGGGGATATTAATGGCGCGAGAGTGATTCTTATAAGCGCCCCCGGAGCTGTTGGTAAGTCAGTACTGGCGAGGGAGCTAAGCAATAAAACTGGTAGTATATATTTGGATTTATCAAAGGCTTCAAGTATTGCTGGTAATTATGTTATTGGTGGATTGGCAAACAAAGATATTTTACCAGCATGGAATTCCGGAACGGTTGGTTTAATAATTGACTCTTTAGATGAGGCTAGGCTAAGAGTAACCCAAGATTCATTTGAAGACTTTTTGCGCGATGTTAGTAAAGTTTCAAAGAAAAATAAAAATCCAATAATTATATTTGGCCGGGTGGGCATTATTGAAGAAGCTTGGCTAATTTTAAATGAGATTGATGATATAAATTACCCTGTTTTCGATATTGAATTTTTTAATGAGTCTGAAGCTTCTAGTTTTATCGAAAAAAACCTTCAGAGATTATCTGAAAGTCAAAGGCAAGAATACAAACACTTATCATCTTCACTTGGCGTACACTCACAAATATATAAAACCTCAATCCGTGGTGTAGTTGACGAATTGAAGGAGATATCGGGCGCTGAATCCACTAGATTCTTTGGGTATGCACCAGTTTTGGAAGCCGTATCAAAAGTTATTGGTACCATCAAAAATCCTTCTAGAATTCTTGAGGAAATGAAAGACATTTTGAGCGGTGAAATGTTGTTGAGTATATGCAAAGCTGTTTTGTCGCGAGAACAGGGCAAACTGACTCAGCAGTTGCCTGAAAAATTTGACTCAACAAAAGAATCTCTTTATTCAATCGATGAGCAACTTAATCGACTTGCATGTAGATTATTTAATATTCCTCCTATAGATAGCATGAGTATGCTAAGTAGTGATTTAATTGCTTTGTATAATGATGCTGTTGAAAGTATGTTACCTCAACATCCATTCTTAGACGGGACGGGAAGAAAGGTTGCAAGTTCTGTTTTTGAAGCATGCATATTGTCCTATGCATTGATGAGTGAAAACAAAAGCATTTCTAATGCTGCAAAGAACTATTGCCTATTAGGGGTTTCGACGCCTAATCCATTCCTATTTGACTTTTTCGTTGAGTCTAGGGGGGGGCATGGTGATTCAAAAATTAACAGTTCCTATATAGGAATTCTTTTCGACTCTGCTCTGTCTAAGTTAAAAATTAATGACAGTGCTACCTTAATAGTAAATGATGATGAAGATATGAGGCTTCATGTTGAATTTATTATCTCTAATTCTAATGATGAAGGCCCAAAAGAGATTGAGTTTACATCCGATGGATATAGCTCAATAATTCTCGGAACTAAAGTAGGCAACGTTTTCATCAATACGGAGTCTTCTGATGTTGAGTTCGTTTCTAGCGAACAGCTTGAGCTTTTCTCGCCTATTAATATCTCTTGTGACCGCCTTCGCATAAACAGCGAAAAGTTAATTGTTAAGTCAGTCAAAAAAGATGAGGAAAACACAAGCGTTATTCTTGAGGCTAACCGATTCGAAAGTACTCAAAATATTAGTCCCCCTTTGGTTCGCCCTGGAGCTGAACTTTATGTGAACTGGCCATCATCAGACGGTTTTCCATGGTCTGCGTTTTCAAACAAGCTTGTAAATGCTAATTCCGATGAGCGGGTTGCTGATGCGTTAAGAGTGTTTCGGCGAATCGTTATGGCTTTTAGATCTCACAGTAAAGGCCGCTTGGCAAGGCTTCAAGATAAAGTTAATCATGCTCGTATGTTACGAGGCGAGGATGGCCGAATGCTTTTATCTCAGCTTATTGAAGACGGAGTGATAAGTCCTGAAAATCACATGTATTACCTTGAACCAAATCTTCTAGGAAGTGTTGCAGGTGCATCATTCTTACAGGTAAATACCAAAAACTATTCTGATGAGACGCTTCAATATGTAGCGCGCGCGATAAAGCACACTGCGTGAGACCAAAACAACTTATATTAGATAACAGCCCTCCTTGAGAGGGCTTCTTCTCATACTATGACCTGTTACGTTGACGAAATCCCAATACGTTATCATGGTTCGATATTAGCAACGTCCGTTTTTGACACAAAGCAAACATTAATGCATGCCTTGTTAGCTTAGGCCTGAGCTTGACTTATGGTGATCTTTGGCCAGTAGCATTGGAAGATTAAGCGCGAGATGCTTTCGCCGCGATACACCGCGCTGTGATCATATCTGCCGCTGGTGCGAGCTAATTAGCAAAATAACTGGGGGCAAATTTGGGGGCATTTAGTGGCATAGGGGCAAGATTTGGGGCAGAAAAACGACCTTAAATGACCGTATATGGCCGTTAGGGAAGGTACTTAAGTTTATGTATTGAAAGTAAATTAATGATGGGGCTAGAGTTTTGTAAAAAGCAATGTAATTGCGGAACAACTGCGCAAAACGTTGATAAAACAGCCGCCCGCAGGCGGCTGGCGGGGAATTATCGTGCGGCGCGCTGAAGGATCACGCTGGAAGGCTGACGCTGCAGGAAGCGCATCCGCAGCATCATCAGGATCGCCGCCGAGGTCAGGCCGATAATAAAGCCCATCCAGAAGCCCGCCGGACCCATGCGATCGACCACCAGATCGGTCAGCGCCAGCACGTAGC